CCGGTCTGTGAGTGGGTAGGCTTCGGCCATACAATAGGTAGGTACGGTTTGGCAAATATCCCGAAGAAACGCTTTCGGCTGGTATATGCCCCATAATCCGCTGCATTAAGTATTCTATGGTCGAACTTGTACCCGTAGGCTTTTACGTTATCTACCCAATTGGTATAAAGCCGCCCTTTGTCCCTGCTAATCGGTTTTCCGTTTTCGTCCAAGTCGCCCCAGCTCATAAATTCTTCTACGTTCTCGATTTGGATATAATCGGGGGTAAGAGCTTCTATGTACCTAAACAAGTGTTCGGCAAGGGTACGGCTATCTGCGTCGCGGGGCTGGCCGCCTTTGGCCCGGCTGAAATTGGTACATTCAAGCGAAGCCCAAAGCACAACTTTCGCCATAGGGTACATTCGGCGCATTTCGGCGGTATGTTCTGCCAATGGGCGTAAGTCCAAGGTTCGCATATCTTCCGTATAGTGCTGCGCTTCGGGATGATTGGCCGCGTGGCTCGCTATGGCGTTCGCGTCGTGGTTTACGCAAGCTATAACCTTCGCGCATTTTCGCTCCTTATAGTTGGCCTTCTCTACGCCTGTACTTGTTCCACCCGCACCGCAAAACAAGTCTATATATAGTAATCTAATGTTGTCCATTTCGTATTATAGTCAGACGCTTTCGCGGAAAATTAGTCTTTTGATAGGTGGGCTTTGACTGCGTTTGCATAAGCCCTAAATTCGGGGGTATATCGGTAATCATCCGGGTACTTTCTGAGGTAGTAGATAATAGTAGCATGGTTCCGCTTCATCTCTTTTGCAATCCTTACCACCGTTGCCCCTTCTTCACGGCATAGCTGGGCGAAAATCATACGGGAAAAGACGTGTTTTTGCTCTCTACTTTCGCCTATAATATCGAAGAATGAAACGCCCATGCCTTCGGCTATCGCCTGCTTTATGTGCTGGAAGGCAGGTACTTCTTCGTAAATAATTGTCTTTCCCGTTAGTTCGGCTAAATTCTTTTCAAGCGTAGCCCCTTTGGAAAATCCCCAATCGGGCAACAAATAAATAGCGTCGCACCCCATAAGTAGAAGAACGTCCATAGCTACATGGGCTTCCCAAGAGGCGGTAGCCGGAATACCGTTTTTAAGCGGGTTTATCACTTCGTAACCTTGGGCTTTTAACTTGGTTTCCGTTTCGTCGAACTTTGCCGCTACTTCTTCTATTGGTAGGCCGCTAATTCGGCCTGAAATGTATATCTTTTCCATATTGGCTATTATTTTCTATAAGAGTAATTTTCAAACGCTATTCTGTCGAACATTTCCGTAAATCGGTCGGCTATCCGTTCGCCGTATTTATCTGCCAGGTCTTCCGCGCTTAGATTGCTGGTCATAATTGTAAACTTCTGCCGGTCATACCGGTAGTAAATCGTATCGACAAAAGGACTAATTTCGTTTCCCCAAACCTTCACTACGGAAGGTTCCGTACCTACGTCGTCAATCGCCAATAACTCGGCTTTCTTAATGTAGTCGAAGCGTTCCGGCTGGTTCTTGGCTATGTCTGCAAGTTCCAAAGCCGATACCGCCAAAACATTTTTACGCCGGTCTGAATATAGGCTTTCGTACAGTACCCCTATAAGGCTACCTATTGCACGAACTAAGGTTGTTTTGCCATTGCCTACTGTTCCATGAAGAAGAAGCCCCGGTTTATGGTTTCCCGTCAGCCATTTTGCCGCCTTTTCTATATGGCTTTGGGTTGCTTCGTCGTCGATGAACTGCATACGCCGCCGCATAACTTCGGCTATATAACATTCGCGCAACATTGCCGGCACGTCTTCGGTGTATTTATCGACCTTAAAGCGTATCGGTATATTTCTTTTTTGAAGTACCGCCCGGAACCGCGCCAAGTCTACCCGTTGCGGCCCCTGTTTGTTGTCCTTTTCGTCCATTTCCGCTATTCCCTTTTTCGTTACGCTCCCAAGTTCTAACCGCTGCTCTCCAATCCTTCATACAGTTGCGGCCCACCTTCCAACCGTTAGAAGTATAGTAATCTATCCACGCTTGCGGGTCTACGTCGTTGCCCCGTTCTTGGCAATACGCCGCAACTTCTTCTAAGGTAGGTTTCTGAAAGATTGTACCGCCTTTTGTTTTAGGGGCTGCCTTACCCTTGCCTTGGGGCTTGCCAGCACCTAACGTCGGCCCTTGCGGTAGCTGGGTAATACCTTCGTTCAAAACCCGCATAAGGTCGTATTTTTCAAGTTTTTGCAATACCGATTTATGCGCGTTGTTCGTAGGGTTCAAGTTCGATAACCCGCCGTACTGAAATATGATAAATTCGGGTAAAAACGCTTTGCTTCCGTTATTGAAGAAATGGATTCTTCCGGCAAAGGCTTTTTCGAAGTCCTCTAAATCGTACGTTTCGCCGCAATAAAGCCCGGCTACCTCTAAGTCTACTTCCCATATTCCGGCGTTGTCGCACTCGCAAAAAAGGTACACCCAAAGCAATTTATAAGCGGGCGGTAAGTCCCTTATAAATCGTTTCTTAAATAGGTCGGTATCTATAAATCTTTTTGCCATTTTGTTACTTTTGAAAAGCTACCCCGGCCCGGAAACCGGGGTAGCTGGGTTAATACTGCTATTGCTCGATAATCGCAATTTCGGGGCTTAGTTCCCGAATGCGGGCTACCTGCACGTCTATAATTCGGTCGCGCAGGTCTTCCAAAAGCTGGCACGCTCCGGGGCTTACAAGTTGTAGGGTTACGTCGCGGCCGTTTACCGAAGCGTAAAATTCCACTTCGATAGTTTCCGCCGGCATACCTTTGAAAATCGGAATTTGAAGGGTAAAGGCTTCCGGCAGGTTACTCATAACCACGCCGCTATAATTGTCTTTGAAGTCGCCCTTTTCGCTCTTTTGCTTCTCTACCTTGGAATTTACGGTAGCTTCGAAGTTTTTAAGTTCGGTTACGAGCTTCATATTCGCGGTTTTGTCCGGGAAAAATGCGCGGTTCATTTTGAAGAACTGCCCCAACTCGTTAGGTTCCCAACCTTTGCCGGCGTTAATCCCAAATTCGGAAAATTTGGGGTGCGTAGTCAGTTTTCCAACGATTCGCCCGCGTCTATATTCGTCGTCTTCGTTCGTGATAAGGGTAATACTTACCTGTTCACGGTCTACTAAGACGTGGCAGCGCAACGGGTTAATTTGTTCGGAATCGTACCGCCGTAATTCCAAAAATTCAACCGGCGCACCGATAACACCGGAAAGGTCGATTTTTACCGGGGGCTTGGGGGCAAGAACTGCGGGGGCCTCGCCCTCACGTACGATAATTTCCGCCTGCGTAGTTCCTTCGGGAAGGTTTACTACTACTTTTTTGTTTTCGTCCATACTTTTTTACTTGTTGATTGTGAAACTTTTACTTGGTTTGAAGTGGGCTACTTCGTGCGCCGGTACGATAATCGTAGTACCGGCGGTAATGTTACGGGCTTTCTTTTCGGCCCGTTTCTTCGGCTGGAAGGTTCCGAAGCCACGAAGGTAAACGGGTTCCTTGCGCTGTACGCATTCCTTAATTGCGTCTAATGTGGCTTCGATAATCGGCCTTACGTGGCTATCGTTTTGCCCGGTCTTACTGCCAACGACTGTAATTAAATCTTGCTTCGTCGTTGCTTTGCTTTTTAGTTGTTAGTACCTGTTTTTCTTCCGATTTGGAAAAGTGTTGTTTGTAATTCTTCGCTGTACGCCGGCCGGCTCTCGATAAGGTCGCCGTTCTCGTTGTAGTAGCCGACTTCGCGGGCTTCTTGGTCGATGAACTTAAAGCACCTTTCGGTAACAAATTCGGCTTTCTTCTTCAAACCGTCCAAGGTCTTTTTTCGCTCCGTCGTAAGGGGTTCCAAACGGGCCTTAAAGTCCTTCATCGCGGCCGTCTTTTCTTCCTCGATGTCGTTAATTTCGATGTCCGTTTCCGAAAGGCTTTCTTTCATGCGGGCCAATTCTTCCGGGGTAAAAGGCTTCATATACCCCTTTTCTTCCACCGCGTCGCAGTTATCCATAAGGAAGGCTACGCGCTTCTTGCCTTGTTCAAGGTCTTTCCCTAATTCTCTTTCCATGTTGCATTATTTTTTGATTAAAAGAAAATCGTTATAAAGACCTTCGAACTGACGGCCCGCGTACGTGGCGAGTTCACGGGTTTTATAGCAAAGCCGGGAGCCGACATACGCAGTCGTATTCGAAGCCGCGTTATCCGTATCCGCGTACGAAAAGCCGGCATACGCGGGATTATACACGAACCGAGGCCAATATTTGTACTCGTTGCTATTGGCCCAATCCGGCCGCCAACCTTCGTTAAGGGCTTCGGCAATGGTCTTTAACTTGCGGTAGGCTATTTCGTCCTTGGTAAAGCCTAACTTCGCTAATACGGTTTCGTTCATCGGCTCAATGCCAAGCACAGCGCAAGCGTCCGCGTAGGTCTTTACGCGCTTGGTAATGTCCTTCGGGGCAACCATTTTTACGGCCTGTAATACGGTCGTATTAACCCCTAACTTCTCGGCCAATCGTTCGGCTTCCTTGCTGGCAGCCTGTTCGTTCTCGTGTTTGTACGTCGGTGCGCCTTGGCCTTCGGCGTAAACCATAAAAAACTGCTTTTCCATTTTGTTATTTGTTAAAAAGTGAACTTTGTTTTTCTTCCCTCTTTTGCTCGTAAAGTATTCGCCTTTGTCGCGCAATACTCAACCGGACGGCCCTAATAGCGTCTTCACGCCCTTTTAGGCTTTCTTCGTACTCCAATAGTTCCGCTTCGCTTTGGGCGATAAAATACCCTTCGGAAGTGGCTATTAAGCCCGGTATAAGGTCGTTTGTCCTTATGTGGTTTATAATCTTCCTTACCCGTGCGTCGTTTAGTTTATAGGAACCTTTAAGGGTATTTACGATATGCTTGTTTGTAACGGCATTTTCGCGCCCTATTTTCGTCCTAAGCCCCCGTACGAGAAGCGGAAGAAGTACGCCCATTTCGTAATCGTTTAAGGGCTGCGTTTCTTGGTCAAATCCTTTAATCATATCAAAAGGGGGTTTTGTCGAAATTGATTATTAGCCCCGCTTCGGCTATATGTACGGTCTTACCGGTTGCGGCTCGCACTCCGGCCCGGAATTGTTCGGCGTTGCTGTTACCGTCGGAAAGGTGGATAAGAACAATATTATTTACCCCCTTTATATCGTTGGCTTGTAACGCCTGTACGCAATGGTCGTAGCTTAAATGCGATTTTAGCGTACGGTTCCGAACAACGGCGGGAATGCGCCCGGCCGCTATATTCGCGTCCAATAGGTCTAAGCGGTAATTACATTCTATCAATACGTTATTAAGTCCTGCAAACTTGCAAGGCAAGTAATAGGTATCGGTAGCGAATAGGATATTACCCGTTTCTTCGTGATTGATGAAGAACCCCAAAGGCTCGGCGGAATCGTGCTTAGTCCCGAAAGGAATAATTCGGAAACCGCCGAGGGTAAAAAGGGTTCCGGCTTTGCAAACATTCGCGCGGCGCGGGCCTTCTATTGGGGTGTTCTCAATTGTACCGGCCGAAGCGTAGACGGGTACGGTAGCTTTCAATACTTCGTTAATGTAGCCTGCGTGGTCTTTGTGTTCGTGGGTAATTAGGCAGCCTACAACCTTCGTTATATTGTAGTCTAACGCTTGCTTCACGCTGGCGAACCTTACGCCCGCTTCCAATAACAAGGCTTCGCGGTCGTTCTCCAATATGTAGCTATTTCCGTGGCTGCTACTGCCTAATACTTTTAGAACCATTGTAACTACGCTTCTACGATTTTGCGAAATGCTTTACGCTTCCTTTTTAGCGGAAGGTTCCGGCCGATGAAGTCCATAGCCGTAGCGAATTTGCCCGAAAATCGAATAAGGGCTTTGTCTTGCTGGGCTACGCTCTGTTCGTTCTCCTTCGCCATGTCCGCCGCTTTGTTAATCCGGGCGTTCATTGCGTCGATGTCCTTTGCCGTCAGAATGGCAATACCAAAAATTACTTTCATATTAGAATCCAGGTGTTTTAAGTGGCTGTTTGGTTCCGTTCGTTTCTGCTTGGCCGAAATCAAGTGTTCCGCCGGTATTGGCGTTATTCTGTATTTCGGTTTCTACCTCGTGGGTAACGTCCTTATATTCCACGTCTTCAACGGGGCCGCTTTGTTCATCAGCGTCGCCGAAGTCGCAACCGGTTATATACTCGTAAAGGGCTTTTTTGGCGCGTCGTTCGGCTTTACCCCGGATTTGGTCGGGGCTGCTGTAATCGTCCTTCTTCACGGTTGCCACTATTCCGAAGCTGTTTTTTTCTCCGTTGTACGTGTAGCTGATTTTGCAAGGCACCTCCGCAAATCCGGCGGTTTGGCCTTTGTCAAATGATACGTCGATGAAGTATTTTACGCCGAGTTTCCGAAGAAGGGCCGTATAGCCTTCCTTGGTCGGGTACATTCGTTCGGCAATAATATTAAATTGGTTGCCGGTCGGAAGAAGCCCGATACTTACCGCGTCTATAATCGCGTCCCGAACAACCGGGATAGTATAAAGCGGTTGTACCGTCCCGTTTTTACGCGGCCGCCCGTTACGGTCGGTAAGAAAGCCTACCTTCGTGTTCATAAGCGGCATAAATACACGCTCCATTACTTCGTCGGAAAGAGCTTCGCGCAAAAGGGCAATTACGTTTACGGCAGTAAATGCCGCGCCGAAGTTGTTTACAATCTGCAAGGCCGAAGCGTCCTTACAGGCAAGTTCAAATTTCCGCTTTGCTTCGTCAATTACGGTTAATCCTTTTTCTTCTGCCATAACTCATAATTTTTATAGGTTGTTATTCGTTTTCAAGAAGTCGGCTTAACTTCTTCAAGGTCGCTAATTCCATAGCTTCGGCAGCAAGCGGCGCGGTTTGTTTTTCGGTGAAGAAATTCGCCAACCCCTTTATTACTTGCCCACCGTTACCGCCTACTGCTATTACGCCCTGCACATTCTCGCTTTCGCCGTCCTTATTGTCCTTAACGTCCGTGCCGATAAGGATAAAGGCCCGGCCTTCGTTGTCTTTTACCGCCTGCGTAAGCGTTTCGGCGATTTGCTCCAACTGCTGCGCGAACTCGCGCTTTTCTTTGTTCTCGTTCATAACTTTAATTTTTATAAGTGGTTAATGGTTAATTCTCTGTCGGTGGTTACAACCAATTTTACAAGCTGGGAAGCAACCGGGAATAGTTGGTTTACGCTTTCGGCGTTGTCGATGAATACCGGTGCGCTTACCCCGTGATACAGGCAAAGCGTGTTAATGATGTCAAGCCCGGCGTTTATCTTTCCGGCAGTATTGAGGTCTGCGTACTTAACCCCGTCTACCATTGCGATACAAGTAGGGGTTTCGCCGCCATTTAGCTGGGCTTCGAACATTCGGAAGCGGACGGTTTGGAACTTACTATTTACCCGGCGTTCTACTTCGTCCATTCGGGCCTTATTAAGTTCGTCTATCGTAAATTCCTGCTTTTCTAAGTCTGCTTGCTGCTGGGCTAATTCCTTTTCCCGCGCCAATATTTCGGCCTTCTTTGCGGCGTTCTTTTCAATGGTAGCCCGAATATTTAGCTTTTGTTTTACTTCGTCCAAAAGGGCCGTAAGTTCCCGTTTCTTGGCGGTAAGCTCGGTAGTATCGGCCGCCGGTATATCCGAAATGGTAGCGGATATTTCGGCTATCCGGGCTTCTATCTCCTTCCATTCGGGTAAGTCTTCGGGGATAATGTCGGTAGATACGGTTACTTCCGGGTTGGCGGCTATTTCCGCTTCCAAGTCCTGTAACTTCTTCGCGTATTCGGCTTTCTTGGCGGCGATAACTTCCATACGTTCGGAAAGTTGGGCTTCCAATTCCTGTAACCGGGCTTTCTTTTCGGCTATTCGCTGGTTTAGCGTTTTGCCTTCTTCGGTAATCCGGGTAAGGTCGCGGGTCTTGGCTTCGTCGAATTTGGCCCGCGCCTTCTCTTTGGCAATAGCGTCCATACGCAAAACGCTTGCGTCCGAGCATAAGGTTTCGTATATCGGGCAAATAAGGCCGTCGGTACTTACTTTGTATTCTTCGGCGTTCCGCGTATTCCATTCTTCGCGCTTGGCTTCCACCTTGGCGGATAAGCCCGCTATTTCGGAAGTAAGGGTTTTAATAGTATAGCGAATATCGGAAAGGCCGTTTTCCGAAGCGGTATTATAATTTTCTGCTTCCCGCTTGGTTATTTCGTAGCTGGTCTTAACCTCGTTACGTTTGGCATTCTTCTCGTAGCCTTCCTTTTGGGCCGCCTGCCTTGCCCGAAAAATTATATCTTGCTGCTGGTTCCGAAGGTCGTTAATCGCTTTGCGTTTTCCCTGCACCCCTTCGTAGTGTTTGCGGGCCGTTTCTGCAACGTCCGTAATAGCCGTTTCCACTTCTTCCAATTCGGCGGATAAGCGTACCTTTTCGGCTTCCAAGGCTTCGTAATCCGGTGCTTCGGGCGTAACGCTGTCTATTGCGTTAATCTCGATAGGGCATTTCCCCAAACCTTCCTTAATCCGGCTTTTGCGGTAGGCTATTTCTTGCTTGAACTCCGCCAAATCTTTACCGGAAAGCAGCGAAAGGATAGCCGCAAAATCGGCGCGACCGGCGGCCACTTCTTCGTATGTTACACCCCCGGCAATGCGTAGCAATATTTCGCGCTGGGTCTTCCAATCCAACGAAGGGAAGTAAGCCGGGTTCGTAATTAACTTAAAAAGTTGTTCTTCGGTTATGGCCGTTACTTTCTCTTGGAACGCTCCCGCCTTAATTTCTACGCCATTGCAGAAGTAATGCGTAGTATTTCCTTTAAGTTCTACTTCGGCCTTGCCGCGCGGTTTTACCCAATCTTCCGTAAGGGTGCGGGTAAGGGCTACTTCTTCGCCGTTTACGTCTAAAACCGCCGTTACGGAATGTTCCAATTTAAGTATAGGGTTCCCGTCCGGGCCGACCGTCTTAACGGTAAATGCGCCTTTCCCGCTATCCGTACGGTCGTTACTGTCTTTGCCGAAAAGCACCCAAGTAAAAGCGTCGAAAACGGTGCTTTTACCCGTCGCGTTTGCGCCGGCAATGGTGGTTACTTCGCCGAATTTTACGGCTAAGTCCCTAATACCCTTAAAGTTTTTAAGGGTCAATTCTTTTAATGTTACCTTCTTGCTCATAACAAGTTATTTATTTCGGTTGTTACTTTTCTTTGCTCGCTTTGCGGCCAACTCTAAGGCTTTTTCCGCATCTACTATTATCAACCTTCCGACCTGCCTATATGCGCCGTCGATTAATCCGCTTTGCTTTATGCGGCTGGCGGTAGTCTTGGAACATTTGAATAGTTCGGCAATCCCGGCCCGGCCGTAGACGTACTTTTTATTTGGGTCTTTGGTAACGTCTACTTCTATCCGGGGGCTTTGTCCTTTCCCTATTAGTTCCAATAATTCCCCCGCCGTAAGGTCTATAAGTCTTGTATTTAAGTCTGCCATACCTAACTGTCTTGCGGGTCTTCCGGTGGTGGGACCCGTTTTATAATGCGGGCGGCATTAGCGAAGTTGGCAACCTCTAAAAACAAGAACCAAAACGGGGCTTCCGCCGTGCTTGCAAGAAGGCAAAACGATATAACGAAATACCATACTATCGCCTTCTGTTTTAGCGTCAATCCCGAAAGGGACAATTCTTTAATTAGTTGCTTCATAGCCTTTGCCTTTTATAGTTCCCAAAAATCTAATTCGTATTCCTGCCGTCTTCCGGTTCTTCGTGTCGCTGTACGTTCGGCAGCCTTGCGGCTTCTGAACAGTCGGTAGGTGTCGCCTTGGGCGTACAATTCATGCGGTAGAATAATCGCAAGGAAGAAGCAGGCTATAATTGTCCGTTTTATAGGGGATAGGTCGAAAGAAACGCCGCAATGTGTGCAGAACCACCATACGCAAAGCTCCGTAGCCTTCTGTATTCCTATCTTGCTATAAATATTTCGCGCGGTATTCTCAACCGTTCGGGGCGAAATAGAAAGCCTGTCGGCCACTTCCTTTTTTGCGGCTCCCCAAGCCAACAATTCGGCTATTTGGGTTTCTCGCTGCGTTAGTCCTGCTTCGGCTCTCATTTCTATTTTCCCCAAATGTTTGTAGTAACGCCGTACTTCCTAAATACCAATTCGACGGCGACGGCTTGGCTTGCCTTGGGTTCGATACGTCCGAACTTGTAAGCCGCGAAAGTGTTGCGGTTGTTAATCCCCAACGCCTGCCAAAGCTCCTTAGTGGCGGCCTCTACGTCAATTTGTCGAAGCTGCATAAAGCCGGCGTTAAATCCTTCTTTGTAAATTGTCGTTTCGCTCATTTCTCAATATTGTTAAGTATGTATTCAATTGCTTGTTTATGGGAAGCAAAGCTATTCCCGTCGAACTCGAAGGTTTCCGAATAGGGGCCGCCGGCAACCTTGAAGGTGCGCGTTCCCTCGTAGGTCTTCCCGTTAATCGTAAAGGTTAGTTTTGAAACTGTTACCCTTTCCGTAACCCGTCCCCAAGGCTTTTTTACCTCGGTATTGCTTAGCGAAATAGTTTCGCCTACCGCGTACGAAAATTCTATACGCCTTGCTTTGCCATTAACTATTGCTGTCTTTTTCATCTTCTATTTGAAATATAGTGTTACTTGTAATCCTCTGCGTAGGCAACATTTTACGCTGTCTTTCTTGCTGTTAAGTGCGCGGGTAATGAATTTTTCGGTAAGCTCTACACCGATTAACCCCACCAAGCCGGAAACCCCTACAAGGCGGTTTATCCTTCTGTTTTCGCTGTCTACTCCGTAAACTTTCAAAAGGAAGTTTCGGTTAATAAATGTCGTATCGTACTTCATAATTCATTGTCGCTTAAATTGCTTAGGTATTTTTTGCTATGCCGCTTATTTGCTCGGAGCGTATTATTATTATACCTTTGCAATCGTATCGGTTACACAATGCAAATATATAGCATTGCAGTACAACAAGCAAATTTTTGCTATACAAAAAGCGAAAAATATTTTTTGAAACCTTCTAAAATCGTGTTATATGGGTGTAAAAGAAAGACTTAGGGAGTATATCAAAACCCTAAATATTAGTGAACGGGAATTTTGTAGGCAAATAGGCGTTTCGTCGTCTTATGTCAATAATATACGCCAATCTATACAGCCCGATAAGATGAAGGCTATCGGCGAAAAATTCCCGGAGCTTAATCCCATGTGGTTACTTACCGGCGACGGCACAATGCGGAACGGAGATAATACAAACCGCATTTCGGGAAATAACAACACCGCCGTTGCCGGCAACGGGAACCAAGTTACAACTAACGATATTGCGGGTTTGATTGAACTGCAAAAAGGCTATCAAGAAATGATAAAAGAAAAGGATAGCCAAATAGCCCGACTTATATCTGTAATTGAAAAGCTAAGCGAAAAATAAAGCATTGCAGTACGTTTGCGCTATGTAATAGTATGGCTTTTCATAGTACGCTTATAGGAAACGGGCAGAAATGCCCCAAATTTCAACGCAAGTATATATAGCTATACTTTCTACCGCCCAACGTACAAAAGTGCCTAAAATCAAAAATTCGATAAAAATAACTGTGCATAATGGAACCGGAAACAATCGAAATAAAAGTATCCGAATACTACGACCAACCCAAATATTACGGGGACATGCCGGAAGCGGTGTTTAATGCCTTGGAAGCGGCGTTTATTTCCGGCGCGGAAACTGCCATAGTGCCAAAGACGGCGTTCGAAATGATGTTAATGAGCTTTGAAAATGGGCGTAAAGAAGCCTAAGATAATAACCCCTATCGAAGATGGCGTAAACCGCCGTTTCTTCCAAGCGATAGAAGCCCTTGTTTCATTGGGCCGTTTGTCCGCTTTGGAATCCTTTTGCAAGGAAGCCGGGTTAAGTGCTTCCCGCTATCGGGAAACCCGATTTACTTACGGAGTAACCCCAAGGCCCGGTAAAGTTTCCCGCTATAAGTCTATACAAATAGAAGCCCTTTATTATTTGGTAGCCAAGTATTCCGTTTCTTCCGATTGGTTATTAACCGGCCGGGGTAATATGTTTTCAAAATGAAGCGGACTATTAAATTTAATCTATTCCCCAAAAAGGTAGGGGGTGTATTGGTAGAGTGTCGCCCTATTCGTATGCGTGTTTGCTATGCCGGGTATCGGGTAGACTTTCGGGTAGGGTATAGTATTGAACCGGAAAAATGGAATGAAGAGGAAGGCCGCGTTATCTCCAATACAAAAAACCGGTTCCGACAAACGGCCGGCGAAATAAATAAGGCTATTACGGCTTGCGAAGAACAAATAGAAGCCATATTTACCCGGTTCGAACTGCTGGAAAAGCGGGTACCGACACCGGGCGAACTTAAAACGGCTTTCGATGAAGCTACCGGGAAGATAACCCCGGCTACCGAAGCGGAAGAAAACGGCCAGCCATTCTATAAAGCCTACGCCGAATTTACGGAAACTATGGGCCGTTTGAATGATTGGACGAAAGCGACCTATACGAAGTTTAATAGCCTGCGTAAGCACTTGGAAGCGTTTAACAAGAACCTTACATTTGACGAAATAAACGAAGTTACCCTACAAAAGTTTATTACAAGCCTTCATAAAGCCGACCTTCGTAATACTACCATATCTAAAAATATGTCCTTTCTTCGGTGGTTCCTGCGCTGGGCGCACCATAAAGGATATAACCCAAGCAACGTACACGAAACATTTAAGCCGAAGTTCAAAGGGGCCGACGGAAACGCAAAGGAAATTATATATTTGGAATGGGAAGAACTGTTTAACCTGTATTCCTTCAAATTCCCGCCGTCCCGGTCTTCGCTGGAAGCCGTGCGCGATGTGTTTTGTTTCTGCTGCTTTACCGGCCTTCGCTATTCCGACGTGGCAAAATTGCGCCGAAGCGACGTAAAGAAGGATTATATAAGCGTGGTTACTCAAAAGACCGTAGACGGCCTTATTATCGAACTGAATAAGTATAGCCGGGCCATACTGAAAAAGTACGAGAATATAGGTTTGCCGAATGATAAGGCCCTACCGGTCATAAGTAACGTAAAAATGAACGAACACCTTAAAGTAATGGGGGAAATGGCGGGTATCGACGAACCTACAAGGGTCGTATATTTCAAGGGGAATGTTCGGCACGAAGAAGTATTACCGAAATACGCCCTTCTTACCACCCATTGCGGCCGACGTACTTTTATCATAAACGCGCTTAGGCTGGGGGTTCCGGCGGAAGTAATTATGAAGTGGACGGGACACAGCGACTACAAAGCGATGAAGCCCTATATTAAAATCGTCGATAAATTGAAGGTCGCCGAAATGGATAAATTTAACAAGTTCCCGATACCCCGAAAGAAGGGGAAATAAGCCGAACCCAAAAAGGAACCCAAATACGCCTTAACTAATCGGTAACGTATGGTTCCTTATGTTACCAACAATCGGGATAAAATGCTGATATTTCGGAAACTTGGTAACGTATGGTAGTTCGTTGTTCGTATGTTCTTACAGCCTGTCTCTCCGCCAGAGGCGTGAAACACGCAAGCCC